GGGCGGGGGGGGGGCGAAGATGTGGGTACTACACCTACATGCGTCCCAGGGGCTAGTCTGGGTGTGTAAGCATATGATTCCTCTACCCCCCACCCCCCGGTGTCGGTAGGGGGAGGGGCCCCCCTCCCCCCGGCCCCACCCCGCGCGCGGGCCGACTCCCCGCGAAGCCAGGAGAAAGAGTCAGTGTGACTCTCAGTGTCAACGGGAGTGGACACCTCGAAGTGTCAGCGACGACGATACCGTGTCCGATCGGTCACTGTTACCCCTTGACGCCGACCCCGTCGCCGACCCCGCGCAAGACCATGTGGCAAGCGCACCACAACATGCGGGGGGCAGCTCCCCACACCCCCAAGGGACCGGCCAAGGGACCGGCGCGATCACTCGACGCGGGCGGCGCAAGGCACTCTGCTTACTACTGTGCTCGCCTGCCGAATCCGCCGCAGGGCATGGCATGGCGATCGCAGAAGCCCGGCGCGGCGCATTCCGCGCCCTTCACTGGAGGCGGCACGATGGCATTCCAACCCGTAGCACGAAAGGGGGCACAAGTGAAACTCGCAACGAAAGCACAATTGGATCGAGCCGTCCGCGCTAACCGAGAGGCCGAGCGGCTCCGCGCCGTCCTTGAATCACCGGACTTCATGACTCCCGAGGAATGGGCGGCAGCGGCGGAAGGCTACTGCGAAGCAAAGGCGGAAGCCGTCCGCGCTAACCGGGTCCTCGCGAGCATCGAGGCTTTCAATCGGCGCGAACCGTGACGTTTCTCGCTTGACGGCACGGCCCGCCGTGATTACAGATGGCGGGCCACACCTTGAAGCAAGAAGCACCCCACCCACACTGGAGAAACCAATGCCCATCGAAAACACGCGCGTCTATCACGGAACCTCGGAGTCCTCGCAGGACATTGCCTTGGCTGGCGCGTTGCTTAGTCGTCTACCAGAATGGCCCCGCTGGGAACGGCTCGGCGATGTTCAGGCTACGCTGGCCATCTACTCGTGTGCCCTGTGTGGCCAGCGCATCACGGACGGTAAGCCGTGTGGGTGTGGTGCGCGATGAGCCCCCTCGGAATTGGCTACACCTACGTGCCATCACGCAACGCCGATTCGGGGGCCCGATGAATCACCCGACACAACCCCAACACTGGAGACACCCGATGCCTCGATACGAACTCTGTGACTGTACCTTCCGGCCCGACAAACCCTCGCGAGTGTGTGCCTTCTGCGGCAACCTCACCACGGTCCAGGCGGGCCGCGAACTGTCAAACTCTGACGTGGATTCGGACACCGTGGCAGTGAGCAATCTGCGAGTGTGGCGCGAGACTCATGCCGACACCGAGGATCATCTGTGGCGCATGCGGCACGGCGGCTATGGGTCACAGTGGGTCGAAGTGCGACCCGAGTTGATCGACATGACGGATCGTGACCCGGTCTATCGGCGCGCCGAGTCGCTGGGCTTGACGGGCCTGACAAGCATCGTTGACTCACTGTGCGCGCTTGGCCAGTATCCTTTGCTCGACGAGGATGACCACAGCGAGGTGGAACGCGAAGAAGAAGCTGAACACTGGGAAAGCTATGGCCGGTCCGACGTGACACAGGCCGTCGAGGCGGAACTAGAGGGCTTGGCAGTCGAAATGCCTGACACGATCGATGACCTTTACTGGGAAACGTGTCACAAGGTGGGCGTGTACCCGGAGAAGATCGACTCTAGCGCATACGACTTTGGCAGTGAATCGCGGTGGGGTCGTGAGCCGCGCCTGATCGAGCCATTGTGCGCCGCCCTCGGTTTTCCGCTCGTGACGGTTCCCGAACCTGGCACAGTGCGTGACTCGCTTCCGTGGGACTTACCGGACCGCGCGGCTATCGCTGGGGTCCTGTCGGATCTCCAGATTGGGATCAACGAAGCACGCGCGGCGTGCGCACCCCACAGTGAGGTGGACTGACCCCCACACATGCAACACACCGCGCCCGTAACCATGCGGCACTGTCGGGATCGAGCCCGGCACGCGGATTGAAGTGATGCAGTTCGCACAAGGAGGACGCACCATGGGTTTTCTCGTTGGCAATTGTGATGCACGTTTCAGTGGCACGCCCCGTGATCAGTGGGCGGTTGACTTTCTGCCCTATGCGCCTGACTCCGAGGTTGAAGGCGTGATCGGCTACCCAAACCCGAACAAGGGCTACGGCTATGGTACGTGGTGCGAGTTCTACGCGACCGAGACAGAGGCCCGTGCTCGCTTCGAGTTCCTGAAAACGAGCGGAGTGATCGAGCGCGTGGAATTGCTCCACGGCCCGCGTGGGGCCTGCGTTGACGAGTGGAAAGACGCCTGACGCCCTTGCCCCGCGCGTGAGAGTCCGGGGCACCATGCCGTCAACGCAGCACAAACAAGGGAGTGACAATGCAAGCGACAATGCAAGCCATCGAAACGAAGTACATCGGACCCACCGACCATCGCGGCGCGCGCGTGAAGGCTAGCGCGGAAGCCGGAAGCGTCACGGTCCCCTGGGACCACGCGCTGAGCAGCGAAGCGAACCATGACGCGGCGGCACGGGCGCTGATTCTGAAGTACGGGTGGCATGGCACGTGGGTTCGTGGGGGCCGGGCGGACTCCAAGGGCAACGTCTACGTGTGCGTCAAGCGGGAATGCCACTGATACACGCCTGACCCTCGTAGGGGTCCCATGCAGTGAGCGCAGTGGTTCCACGTAGCAGGTAAGGACAAGGTGAGACAATGGCGAGCAAGACTTTGGCGCAGGCGAGTGACGACTTTTCGGTGGCAATCGGCGAGGTGAGGGCCCTGTCGGGCAAGGCGGCGCAGGAAATGTCCGAAATGGGCTATGGCGCAGGGTTCGCCGAGCAGGACGGCCACGAATTCAGCGCAGGCGTCATCGACGAATTTGAGACGGAGCTGGCCGAGATCCTGGACATCATCCGCCGGGAGCGGAACTCCGAGCGTCGGAAGGTCGAGCGTCTGGAGGTGCTGACCGCGAAGGTCCGCGCAGCCCTGCAAGGCGAGGAGGTGACGCCGTGACACTCCGCGCCTACACCGTGGAAGCGTGGGCCCTGACGAGCCCCGCCGCGCCCCACACGGCCAGGCTGTGCGTGAGGCGAGGGGTCGTCAAGGCGACCTCAGACGAGCAGGCGTGCGAGGTCTTCGCGCGCTCCGAGCAAATCCCAGTCGATTACTGGCGCATGCCGCGTGCCAGTGCGGCCGCAACCGTGCCGACTCGGCGCCTCGTGCGGGGGCAGTGGCACGAGGTGGGACACCGGCACGTGCCCTACATCGTGCTGCGCGCGGAGTCTGGGGGTGCGCGATGATCACCGTCTACGTGAGCATTGCCAAAGACGGCGGCGCCGTCGAGGGCTTGGCACCGAGCCTGGACACCCTGCCCTCGACGTACAGGACGGTCGAGGTGTACGCTGTGCGGGCCTCGCCCTCGGCAGTGGACGAGGCGCGGGGCATGATGGCGAAGTCCAACCCGGAGGGCGCGCTGCGGCTGTTGAAGCGAGTCGCGCACTCCTTCACCTTCGTGGGGAACGTATGACGCGAGACGAGAGAAACGCCCTCAGCAAGTTGCGGCACGGCCTGACGCGGGAAGCGGACGAGGCACAATGCGAAGCGCGGCACCTGATCGTGTCAGTTGAGCAGGCCAGAGCAGTGCTCGACTTCCTGGCGGCGCTGGCAGAGGCCGAGGCCGACGCGGACGAGGAGCGCCGGACCGTGGACGCGGCCGTGGCCGAGGCTGTGGCTCAAGTCGAGGACGTGGAGAAGAGCCTGGATGCGGAAGTGGGCCTGGCCACGCGCAAGCTCCGCGCGGCTGTCGAGAGACTGGAGGGACTGCTGTGATCACAGCGACTGCGGAGGTCGAGACGCGCAAGACGATTCACGTCAGCATGCCGGAGAAGGAAGCCCGGTATCTCCTCGCGGCCATCAACAAGCGCCCGATGTCGGACAAGGCGGAGGTCGAGCTGGACTTCGCCGACGCGCTGGCTGTCGCCCTCTTCACGACGAAGGAGGCCCAACCGTGACGCGCGCGTGGGAAATCGAGGACCCGTGGTTTGTGTACCAATGCCCCGCCACGTTGGGCGGGAACGTGTGGCGTCTCTACGAGCCGTTCACGTCCAAGGTGAGGGAGTTCGTCTGCGAGACGGCCCTTGCGGCAGAGTGCATGGCGCAGTATTTCGGGGCGCGTGTCAGCATGTGCGAACCGGAGCGTCATGACCCCCGCCGGGCGCTGACGTACGAGAACCTAGAGGAGACGTTGAGTATCGGTGGCCTTCAGGGTACGGGCGGGCGAGGCCATGACGACGGAGAGGACAACCGATGAAAGCAACGGTTCAGGAACGCCGAGTGCGTGTGGTGGTGGTGGAATTTTCGTGGGAGGACGCCGAGGAGATTGCCGAGCGCGGGCGGCTGACCGACGCGCAGAGGGAGGCCTTGGTCTACGCGCTCGGCGTGGCCGTGGAGGCAGAGCAGGCCGACCGCGCGAAGGAAGACGAAGATGTCCCGTTCTGATGACGTGACATCGAGCGAGGCGACCATGACTGACGACGTGAAGGACGCACTGAACGAGGTGCGCGAGTGCGCGGCCAACGGGTCCGACCCGACGACGTGGGCGCTGAACCATGCTCTCGCCCACATCGACGCCGAGGCCGCCCGCACGGCCGAGGCGGTTGCGCGGGAGAGGGAGGAGATGCGGGAGGCGTGCGCGCGGCAACTGCGCTGCCGCCTGCTCGACGAGGCCGCCAAACTCGTTGATGGCCATCTCGGTGAATTCGCCCGTCTCGCCGCTGTTGGGCAATTCGAGCGCGCCGTCACTGACGAAGTCGATGCGTGGGCAGCGGAGAAGGTGCGCGTCACGCCACTCACCGCCACGCCGCTGGCGGACGAGTTGGAGCGGTCGTGGGACGAAATCGCGAAGATGGTTGAGCGCGCCGAGAAGGCCGAGGCCGAGCGCGACGAGGCGGTGCGGGCGCTGCGCAGGCTCGCGCCGGAAGACTGCGACGATGCCGTGGCTGGGTACCGCTGTAACTGCGAGACGTGCCAAGCACGCGCCGTCCTCGCGAAGTACCCGGAGGGGGCGTGATGCTCCCCATCTCCATCCCCGTCTCGACTCCCCTCGGGGAGGGGACGACCGTCTACGTCACCGACGGCGGGGTCCACATGAACGACATGTGGTGCGTGGTGCTCGACGACGGGCGCATCCTGCACTTCCTCTCATCCGACCTGCGGCACGTTGGGAACGGAAGCCTGGGAGTCGAGAGTCCACCTGAGTCGAAGCTGGCGGCGAACAACCGAAAGATGGCGAGGCGCGCATGAGTGAGCACGACGAATGGGAAGGGGAGGACGACTTCGACCACTGGTTTGAGGACCTGTGGGACGCCGAGATGGAGGCGCCGAAGTGGGTCATCGAGGGCGTGCTCCCAACCGGCATCGTCTTCATGGTGGCCCCGCCCAAGTCTTACAAGAGCACGGTCGAGATGGCGTGGAGCCTGGTCGTGGCGGGGGAGAAGATCGACGCCCTCCCAGCCGAGCTGCTGAAGGTGCCCGAGGCAGGCATTGTGATCGGGGCCAGCATCGAGGCGACGCCGGGCGAACTGCGGTACATGGTCGAGCAGGGCATGGGCGTGAAGGGCGGAATCCACGGCCGGGTCCGACTGCTCCGGGACCCGTGGCAGTTCCGGCTCGACGACCCAGGCATCCTGACGAAGCTGCTCCGCCTGCTCAACGAGAAGCGGCCGAAGCTGTTCTGGCTGGACCCACTCCGGGACTTCCACTCTCTCGACGAGGTGGACGCGGGCGAGATGAACCGGCTGCTCCGGCCCCTGCAAAAGTGGGCAAAGGAGAACGACTCGTGCGTGCTCGTGGTGCATCACACTCGCAAGCGGAGCGGCGGGGACGAGGAGCGGAACCTGAAGGCAGACGATGCGCGCGGCACGTCGGCCATGTTCGGTCTGGCCGACGGACTCATCGTGCTCACCCCGAAGGGCAAGGGGCGGGTCCACTTCGACGTGACCCTGAAGCGTGGCGCGTCGTGGGAGAAGACGGTGCAGCTGAAGGTGTGGGGCAACGGCGAGGCCGTGGCGGAGATTGACGGCTACGCGAGGGACTTGTTCCTCGCCATGCTGGAGGGCAAGGAGCTGACAGGCGTGTCGGCGGCTACGAAAGCGAAAGCCATCAGTCAGCTTCGCTCCCTCGGGGCCGTCACGCCGGACGGAAAGGCGAACCCGGCCATGCTTGACGTGGTACACAAGGCAACGAAGACCATCCAGAAGGACATGAACGAATGACGAAGACCGCCGTGATGATGCAGGTCATGTTGCAAGCCAAGGTCGAAGTGGACATCCCCAGCCCCGAGGAGATGCGCCAGGGCACGCAGTGGGAGGTGAGGTTCGACGCCTCGTCGGCGAAGATGTCCCAGATGCACGCCGTGTTCGGGGAGGTGGAGCCGTCGCAGGAGGACGGGCGGGCGGCGGCACAGCTCGCCCTGATGGCGACGCTGGGCGAGGCGGCGAAGCAGGTGCTCGCCGAGACGGAGCGCCAGATGCGGGAGCGCCGGGCCTCTGAGGAGCCAACCGTCTTCACGATGCCAGAGGGGCAGGCATGATGAACATCACCGTCCCCTACGCAGGGCAGGACATCGAGCACATCCCTGGCGTGAAGCTGACGAACCAAGGCAAGCAGGTGCTCCTGCCCATCGATGCCCTGCCTGTCCTCATTCAGCGTCGAGGCTTTACTTCGGAGGACGAGCTGGCCCGGATGCGCGGGGCGTTCCAACTGCGCCCCACGTACCCGCCACGCAAGACGCCCTCGCTGCTCGACGACGCCCGACTCCGCCCGTACCAGAGGGACGGCGTGCGGCGCGTGGTCGGTCTGATTCAGCGAGACGGCGGGCACATCCTCGCCGACGACATGGGCCTCGGCAAGACGCTCCAGACGTGTGCGACTTGGGATGCACTGAGTCGGCCCTGGCCCCTCCTCGTCGTGGCCCCGGCCTCGGTTCGGCGGGGCTGGGTGAAGGAGATGAAGCACTGGCTGGGTGTCACGCCCCGCCTCGTCGAGACAGGGAAGCAGGCGGAGAACACGATGCCCGGCGAGGGCGTGGTCATCATCAGCTTCGAGTTGCTGGCGAAGCTGCCCAAGTCCTTCGCCCCGCACATGATCGTCATCGACGAACTCCACCTGGTCCGGGGCCGGCGCACGGAGCGGGGCGAGGCGCTGCTCAATCTGTGTCGCATCGCGTCGTACAGGCTGGGTCTGACGGGCACTCCGATGTGGGGTCGGCCCCGCGACCTGTGGAATCCGCTGAAGTTGCTGTTCGGCTACCGCTTCGGGACGGCGAACCAGTTCGACTACGCCTACTGCGACGCCAGCGTCAACAAGTGGGGCGGCAAGGAGAACAAGGGCATCAGCCGGAGCGAGGAGCTGAAGGCCAGGCTGTCCCATGTCATGACGCGCCGGACCAAGGCCGAACTCGGGGACCAGCTTCCCAGCCTGACGCGGGTCATCCGCTGGCTGCCCTCGGAGAAGGGGGCGAAGCAGGCCCTGACGGCCTTCGCCCTGCGCCAGATTCGACTGACCGATGCACTCATCGCCACGCTGACGGCGAAGATCAAGCCCGTCATCTCGGCCGTCGAGGAGCTGGAGGGCCACGCCATCGTCTTCACCTGGCGTAAGGAGGATGCGCGGGCCTTGGCCGACGGCATCGAGAAGGCAGGCTACCCCGCCATCTGCATCACGGGCGACCTGACCCACAAGCAACGCGAGGCGGCCGTTGCCCGCGCAACCAAACAGAAAGCGTGCGTTGTCGCGACCATTGACTCGACAGGGACAGGCGTCGACGGACTCCAGCATGTCGCGGACACGGTGCTGTTCCATGCCCTCGACTACACGCCCATCAAGATGGCGCAGGCAGAGTCCCGCGCGCACCGCCTCGGGCAGGGCAAGCCGGTGACTGCGGTGTTCTTCGCGATGGAAGACTCGGCGGACCGGCTCGTGGTCGAGCAGGTAGTGGACAAGCTGGAGGCGTGGCGGCAGACGATGGGGTCTGACTCTACGTCGGCGATGAATGATGTCATGAGTGCCCCGGCCACGGCTGAGGCAGAGGAGAAGGCTTTGGCAGAGATCTACGCGGCACTTGCGGCATCCGAGGAGGAAGAGTGAAGACCTACAAGGTGACGTTCCATGTCGATATCGTGTCCTACGTGGACGCCGAGGACGAAGCGGAGGCCCTGGCCGTCGCGAAGGAGGGGCTCCTCATCGAGGACGGGCAGACGGTGGACTTCGACGTGGTCGAGGTGAGCGACGATGAGTGACTCCGACGAAGTGATGCTCTCCCAACTGGCCGGAAAGCGCGTGAAGGATCTGCGGGGCTACATCTCCTGCGAATTCGGCGAACCCACGTTCAAGGTCTGGACCGTGGTGTACGATGACGGAACCGAAGACTGGCTCGGGGGCGAGCACGACTTTCCCTACGTCGAGATCGAGGTGCCAGAGAAGTTCGTGCCGAAGTTTTTGGAGGAGCCCGACGATGAGTGACGGCACCCACGGCAAGATGCACCGAGCACTGGAGCCTAAGCCTCGCGTGTTCGTCAGGTACAAGAGGCTGAGGCAGCAGGCAAGCACCACGCGCAGCGTGGCGGACCGCGCTGGGTGGCGCCGGGCGTGGGAGCGCGGACATGACTGACATCCTCCCCATCTGGAACCCAGGCGGCCCGTCAGGGGCGGGCTGGTCCGAGATCGCCGCGTACTTCCGCTGCCCCAAGGAGTACCAGCTCGCCAAGGTCCGAGGCGTCAGCGTCCCAAGGACTGCCACGCCTGACTACTTCTTCATCGGGTCCGCATTCCACGCCGGGCGGGCGATCTGGCTGGCCCGGAAGTGCGCGATGGACTCCGAGACGGACACCGCCATCGACCTCGAAGTGGTGCGCATCCGTGCCGAGTACGAGGAGCAGGGCTTGCCCGTCTTCGGTGATGCCGTGACGGACGTGAAGCGCTACCTCACCGAGTACCGGGAGCACTACTCGATGCAGTCCGCCCCGAAGACGGTGGCCGTCGAGCACTTGCTCGGGCCGACTGCCCTGACGGACGACGACACGCAGCGCACGGCCCGGCTCGACGACATCGGCTACTACCAGGAAGCGGGCGGCGTGCTGTGCATTGGCGAGTGCAAGACCGGCTCAGGCACGCCGGCGCAGATCGCCAACGAGTACCAGCTCCACGGCCAGCCCCTGCTTCAGTGGATTCTGTGGGAGCTGGCGCCCCAGGGCGCGGCGCAATACGGCCCGCTCGGGGCTATCGTCCTCGACGTGGTGCAGAAGGGCTACAGCGGCAAGCGTTGCAAGTTCGCTCGGCCGGTGCTACGCCCGGAGCCACACGCTCTCACTTGGTACAAGAAGTGGCTGGCCCTCGCAGTCAAGGCGACCCGGACCATGAAGCCAGACGACGACGTTCCCCGCAACATCACCTCGTGCGCGCGGCCCCGACTGGGGCTCGGGGGTACGACCTTCGGGTCGTGCGAGTTCCGCGACCTGTGTACGTTCGGCGCCCCCGCGTCGGGCATGTACGTCAAGCGGGGCGGCGAGCCCCTCACTGCCGAGGACTGCGAATGAATCTGAAAGAGCTTGGGGCTTCGTCGTCTCCTTGGGGCAACCAGGTGTACATGGCGGAGGCGAAGGCAGGCAAGACATGCTGGCTCGTGGCGTCTGCCCTCGGCGCCCTGCCGCACCAGAAGGGAGCCGTCGTCTCCGCCCCGCAGAACCTGCACCTCCTCGGCTTCGACGAGGCATTCGGGGACGGGCTGGTGGAGTTCATCACTGGGAGCTGCAAGAAGCCGGAGTCCTTCCTCAACGTGACGGTGCATCCCATGACGGAAGCCCGACGCAAGTCGGGCACGACGACGGAGTGGGACTACGCCTTCTACAACGAGACGATGACGGTGGTTGACCGTGTCAAGGCGGCGGCCGCCAAGGCGAACGGCGTCTCGGCTGTGGTCGTCTCCTCCTTGACGGGCCTCACCGAGGGTCTGTTGTGCGGGCTGGCTGGCATGCCGAACCCGGCGAAGCGTGGCGGCGGCATGGACCAGTCGAAGTGGCAGGACCTGGGTCGGCAGGTGATGGCCGTGCGGAACCGCCTCGTCACCTGCGGACTGCACGTCTTCTGGGAGGCGCACATCAACGTGGACAAGAAGCAAGAGGGCGGTCAGGAAGTGACGGTCGAGACGGTCAACGCCGGCAAGGGCGGCGAGGCCCGGCACTTCGGGGCCAACGTGGACTTCATCTTCCGTTTGCGCCGGGAGATGGCGAAGTACGACGGGACGCAGGTCGACAAGTGCTACGTCGACACGAAGCCTCGCATGGGGACGTTCGCCACGGGACGGAAGGCGGCGCTCCTCGGCGAGAAGGAAGTGGACTTGACAGAGATTCTCAAGAAGCTGGGCAAGAAGGTGCATGGCGCACCCCTGGAGGCATGACATGGCGAAGCTGACGAAGGTGGAGAAGTTGACCAAGCAGCTCAAGGATGCGGAGGCTGCGCTTGACGCGGTGTCAGCACGTCGGGACAAGCTTCTTGAGAAGGCCGATTTCGAGTCCCTTCCTAAACACTGGTCCGGGCCGAACTCCGATGAACTCAAGAACCTCAAGAGGTGCGCTGCCGTCGGGCCGGAGCTGGTGAAGCTGAACAAGCAGATCACCAAAGCCGTGCAGAAGGCGGACCGCATCTACAACGCGCTGGACAGGGCCGAAGCCGATCAGTACGAGGAGCAGCAGGCAGCCCTTGATGTCTCGACAGAAGAGGAGGAGTGACGGCAGGCAGGGCGGGTCCGGCTTCCTCGCGATGATCAAGGAAGTCGCCAAGCCCTGGCCGAACTGGACAGACATCACAGACTACTTCACCGCAGCGAACCGCCTGAACATCGGCGGCTACAGACAGAATCTCCGCCCCCTCGGGGCGATTCTCAGGCGCAAGAACCACCGCATTCTCGTGACGCTGATGCCCGGCGTCGAAACCCTGAAGTACCCACCACCACAAAAGGACAAGCCATGACCACCACTCTCGATCTCAACAACGAGCAGGTTCACGTCAACGAGTACAAGCCCATCCCGCAGGGCCGGTACGATCTGGAGATCGTCGACGCTGGCGTGAAGGTTCCGAAGGACGCCTTCAACGACAAGGGCGACCTGAAGCTGCCCTACGTCGAGGTGCAGTTCCGCGTCTTCGGGGGCAACCTCCCGGAGACGGGGCGGAAGTTCAGCGCCAACCTCATCCTGGGCACCAAGCCGGGCAAGGACGGCATCAAGAACTACCAGCGGGAGGGCGGCCTCATCGCCCTCTTCAAGGGCCTCGGTGCCAGCCTGCCCCCCTTCACCACCACCACGAAGGAGGCCACCAACTCGGAGGGCAACCTCGTCGAGGCGGAGATGATCAACCCCAACGAAGTGTCGGACGCCATCAACGGCCGGCGCGGGGAGCGCCTCCCGGCCTACCTCAAGGTGAAGTCGGAGACGTACAACGGCAAGTCCCGCGACAAGAACGAGGTGAAGTTCCTCGTCCGGGAGAGCTGATGTCGTCGGCTCTCGCACAGCGGGAGCCTCTGGTTGCTCTGGTCCGGGGCCTGGCGCAGGAGATCGCCAGCCTCGGGCCGGAGCGGCTCGGAGAGGCCCATGAGTTCCTGGCCCTGATTCAGCGGGGCGTCGAGGGGTTGGAGGACGTGGTGACGGCCCGGCTCAAGGAGCAGGCCCTGACCCACGGCCACAAGACGACAGAGAAGGGGACGCACGAAGTCGTCCTCGGGTCGCATCTCATCCGGGCCATCCCGACCCGGACTGGTACGGACCCGAAGCGGCTGGAGGCGAAGTTGCGCGCGAAGGGACACGACCCCGGCGTGGCCATGAACGCCAAGATCACCTACGAGGTGAACCCGGACAAGCTGGCGAAGGCCGTCGAGGGCGGGCTCATCACGCAGGCGGAGGTGGCTGCGTGCAAGTACGACATCAACTACAGAGTGCAAGTGGAGGTGGCCAGTGACGGACGTTGACCAGGTGGTGCAGGACATCACCGTGAAGTCCCCGACGTACAAAAACAAGAAGCTGGCGAAGGGGGCGCCGGGCAACATCCGGTTCCAGTTTGCCAACGGAAGCGCGGCCGTAGGGGCGCGGCTCGTGCAGTTCTCCGTGGACGGCTGGTCCTGCGGGCTGGACGAGGCAGAGCAGGTTGACCACGAGAAGGCCGTCGAGGAATTCGAGGCCGTGAATGGCGGGATGCCCAACGCAGTCGAGCAGCTCAACATGTACTGCGACGCCAGGGCGAACCGAGTCGTCCACAACATCTGGGTGTCTGACGAAGGCGAAACCATCACCGCCCTCATCGACGTGTTCCTCTCAGGGGAGGAACTCGATGACTACCTCATCGCGGCCGATGAGGTGATCTCGGCGGCCAACGCCCGCAAGGAGAAGCGCGAGGAGGAGAAGGCCGCCATCGTGCATCAAGAGCAGGAGGCCTCCCGGCAGAAGGAGGAGGACGCCGAGACGGGCAAGATGGTGCGGGAGCAGAACCTCATCGGGAAGCTGCGCGACCTGGAAGACACGGTGGAGCGAATCCGCAAGGCGGGCAACCGACTTGCCAAGAAGGCCGGCGTCAAGGACTGGCTGAAGGAGGACGGCGATGCGGTGTGACCTTGCCATGAGGGTCGTGACGCTGCTTTTCGCCTTTGGCGGCTCGGTTGCGGTCGGTATTGCCGTAGGCAACTTGGCCTACATGGCGTGGAGGTTCTTCCATGCCTCTTGAGGCACCGCTGCGGGAGTCGGCCCCGGCTCCGAAGGAGAATCACATCTCCTTCCTCATCAACAACCGGGGCGAGTCGGCCGCGATTCGGCCAGGGGCCCACCTCATGCTGCACGTCGAGGAGGGGCAGGTCCCACTCATCTTCAAGAAGGTCGCCATCAACAAGCTGGTGTTCCAGATGGCCGGCGTCGACTACGAGTACGTCCTGAAGAAGGGCAAGCCGGTCACGATGGAAGGCTACAAGCGCCTCAAGGCACAAGGGAAGGTGAAGTAGCATGACGCCCGAGTCGGCAGGCTGCAAGTGCGAGACGTGCCCGTTCTCGCACGGGGGCAAGGCGAAGGACTACGTCATGCCGGAGGGGCCAGCCTCGCCGGCCGGGGTCGTGTGGTGCGACATCCCCACCCATGACGATGCCCGGCGAGGAGTGCCGATGGCGCCGAACTCACAGGTGGGCCGCGAGTGGGGGGCCAGCTTGCGGCAGGCCGGACTGGAGCGGGAGGCCCTGCTCCATGTTCCGGCGACTGCCTGCAAGCGCCCCCACGGGGCGAAGGACTCGGCGGTCGGCAAGGCAGTCGAGGCCTGCGCGCCCATGCGTGAGGCCGCGAAGGAACTGACGAAGTCGGGCACGCCGTCCCTCGTCTTGGGGCAGTTCGCCTGGCAGGCCCTGACGGGGAAGAGGGAGGGGCACGGCGACCGGCGCGGCTTCGTCGACGGCAACGTGTGCGTCACGTTCCGGCCGGAGCTGGCGTACTTCTGGGCACCCCACGAGTGGGAGTGCTTCGACATCGACGTGCGCCGGTTCGGTCGCCTCATCCGGGGCGAACTGGAGGCGCCACCGCGCATCGAGTTCACGGAGCAGACGGAGCCCCTGATGGAAGTGGTTCGCCGGGCACTTGCGGAGGGCTGGGTGGCCTTCGACATCGAGACGGCGCCGACCGGAAGCGAAGAGCCGTGGACGGGGAAGGACCCGACGCGGGCCAAGCTCCGCACCATCAGCCTGGGCTGGCCCGACTTCGGGTACAGCTTCTTCGTGGACCGCGCCGGCCGCGAGGCCATGTCCGCGATGGCCAGGCTCCTTGCCTCGGACAAGGCGCTGAAGGTCGGGCACAACATCGTGTGGTTCGACAACCGCGTGCTGGCTCGACATGGGTTGCCCGTCTCCAACTTCATCGACACGCGGGACCTGCGCCGATCCATCTCCTCCACGTCGCGCCTGTCACTGGCGTACTTGGCGACGCGGTACACAGACGCCCCGCCGTGGAAGGTGGAGAAAGACGAGGAGGCAGAAGATGGAACGAAGTGAGAAGCGTGCCCTGTGGAAGCGGCTCGTCGACGAGGCGCGCGAGTCCAAGACGTGCGTGGTGTGCCTGGAGCCGCTCCGCCACGCCGCGAACCGGGCGCCGGTGAAGTGTCTGAGGGTCGAGTGCAAGCGCGGGTACCACTCGCTGTACCGCAGGCTGGGGAGGCGTGATGTCGTGGCAAGCTGACGGCGCGACCCATCTCACCTACGCCGCCCGCGATGCGGCGTACACGGCGCGCGTCTACAAGGGCCTGCTTCGGGAAGCTGACGACCTGTCCCGGTCCCTGTACGACGTGCATGCCCAGCTCTCCCGCATCGCGGCCGAGATGCACACGACGGGCATCTGGGTCCACCAGGACTGGTGGCGCTTCATGGCCCACTGCACGGCACAGGAAGTGGAGGAGAAGGCGCTGGCCCTCCGCGCCATCATCGGGCAAGAGGACTTCCCAACTACGCCGCACGGAATGCAGAGCCTCCTGTTCCGCCGGCACAAGCGGGACGGCATCCGGTGCTTCGACTTGCCGGACCCGCTCGACAAGCGCATGTACACGGATGAGTCGAAGGAGAGCATCAGCGTCGACGAGAACTCCCTGCTTCTCTTGCAGGCGTCGACGACCCTCCCCCCAGAGTTGCCCCCCATCCTCAAGGCGTGGCGGGAGTACCAGAAGAAGAAGAAGCGCCTGGGCTACCTCAACTCCGACATGTTCGCCCACGCCATCGGGCCTGACGGGCGCCTCCGGCCGGGCTGGAACTCGTGCGGCACGGACACGATGCGCTTCGCCTGCCGCGAGCCGAACGTGATGAACATCGAGCAGCTTCTGCGGCACGTCTTCGCGCCGGAGCCGAGCAACGTCATCGTCCACGCGGACAAGTCCCAACTGGAGCTTCGGGTCATGGCAGTCGTTGCGGCGGACAACGTACTCCAGGACGCGCTCGACACCAACGACGTGTACTCGTTCGATGCCTGTTCGTGGTTCAACCTCGACCCCAAGACGTTCGACAAGGAGGGGAACAAGCAGCACAAGGCGGCCCGGAAGGCGGCGAAGATCATTCACCTCGGCCGGCAGTACGGGGCCGGCAAGCAGACGGTCTTCATGCAGGCGCTTCGGCAGGACAACAGCTTCACCTTCGCCGCCGTCGACAGCCTGATGCGCCAGTTCGACAAGACGTACTACCGCACGCTGGAGTACTGGCAGGAGGAGATGGCCCGAGTCCGCCGCGACGGCTACTCGCAGGGCCGCATCCTCGGCGGGCGGCGCGTGTACCCCAGGCCCCCCGAACTCTCGGAGACGGTGAACTACCCCATCCAGAGGACGGCGGCCGAGATGATGAACCTAGAGATCATCGAGCTGGACCGCCGGCTCAAGGCAGAAGTCCCGAAGGCCCGCATCATCATCCAACTGCACGACGCCATCGACGTGGAGTGCCCCGAGAAAGACGAGGAGAAGGTATGCAAGGTCATGAACCAAGTGATGTGCAGAGAGTGGACCTTCGGCGCGATGACGCGGATGTTCCCTGTCGAGATGAAGGTGACGCGGGCATCAGAGGGGGGAACGTGGGCGGAGGTGTGAGGTGGTTCCGCGCCGAGGATCTCGACTGCCGATGCCGCAACGAGCACGAGACTTGCGAAGTCTGCACGCGACCGGAGCCAGTGCGCACGTCGCCTGAGCGTCCCTCGGCAAAGGCGGTCCGGGAGCTGACGGAGCTGACGCAGGCGATGGGCGGGTACGACAAGGAGCTGCCGGTGAAGGACAACGTGAATCACCCGTCCCACTATAACCAAGGCGCAGTGGAGTGCATCGACGCCATCGAGGCGGCGTTGGGGCCTGACGGATTCAGGGCGTACTGCAAGGGGAACGCCCTGAAGTACGTGTGGCGCGAGCAGCACAAGGGCGGCACCGAGTCACTGCGGAAGGCGATCTGGTACTTGGACCGACTGGTGAGCGGCCGATGAAGAAGCTCCTCATCGTGCCGGACACACACGCCCCGTACCACGACGAGCGGGCGGTCCGAATCGTCGAGTCGGTCATCGACCACTGGCAGCCTGACATCTTCGTGTGCCTCGGGGACTGGGTCGACAACCTGGCCCTGTCGGGACACACGCCGAACAAGGTGCACCAAGGTCCGAACGCGGGCAAGGAGATCCTCGCAGCCGCGACCCGGCTGGAGTCCCTGTCCCGGGGCATCAAGGAGCGGCACTTCATCATGGGCAACCACGAGACGCGGCTGGAGCGGTACATCGCCCAGAAGGCGCCGGCCCTCGACGGGATGCTCGACATCGCCGACGCCCTGTGCCTCCAGAAGTGGGACAGTGTCACGCCGTACAATGAGACGCTGAAGCTGGGCAAGGTCCACTTCACGCACGACGTGGGCAAGGCAGGGCAGAACGCGCACCGGTCAGCCGCCGCCTCGTACATGGGCAGTGTCGTCATCGGGCACACGCATCGTATGGCGTACGAAGTCGTGGGTCGGCAGGCCGGCCCGCCAATCGTGGCCACGATGTTCGGCTGGCTGGGCAACTCCGCCGCCGTCGACTACCTGCACCGGGCCGAGGCGAAGCGGTGGCCCCTGGGGTTCGGCATCGGATACATGGAGCCGAGCGGGGTCATCCACCTCCAGCCCGTACCCATCGTGAACTACAAGTGTGTCGTCGAAGGGAGGCTGTACGATGGACGCTGATGCCTGGTTCGTGGCCCTCGTCGTCACGTCGGGGCTCGTAGTCATCTACCAGATCGCCACGGCAGAGGAGGACGAGTGAAGACGGAGACGCGGAGCACGCACAGCCAGCCGGCCTCGCTGCGCGTGACGTGGCAAAACGACGGCGGAGTGCTCGTCGAGGTTCTCCCCCAGTCAGGTCCCATGCTCTGCCTCGACTTGGCACCTGGGGAATGGGAGGCACTCCTGAAGCGTGACGGTGCGCTGTTCGTCGTAGCCCAGTTCGTCGACTCGCCAGTCTGACTCCCAGCAGGTGCACAAAAAGAAACCCCCGGAGCCTTGCGGTTCCGGGGGTTTTGTTTTGCCCTACGTCTGCGACTTACTCGGGCGGACCGATGCGGGGCGGGGGTGGCGCCTTGTGCAGGCCGTTGCTGGCGAGGCCAGCCGCAGCCAGGAGGCCGAGGATGGCGTTCAGGACGCCGAGCACGCCGGCAGGCAGCGTCAGTGCGCCGGACGCCACCGCGCCCAGCACCGCCGAGATGAGGACGCCGATGACGATGGCGACCCGCTTGGCGATCTCCAGCCCCTTCTCAAGCTGCGACGGCCCGCGCTCGACGGGCGGCACAGCGTTTTCCTTGTTGTCAGCCATGGACAGCATTCCTTTCGCGAAAGACGACTCGTCGTTGATTCCCGGCGCCCCGAGTCGGTTAGGGCGCCTCGTCTGGTTCACTTCGTCACCTCGGCCGAGATGGCTGCCCAGAGCTGCTCTCGGCTGAAGTCCTGCTTCCCGTCCCGCAGGTCGAGAAGCAGCGCCGTCTCCAGCGCCAGCCGCTGGAGGGGCAGCCCGTCCTGGGCCTTGCTGCGCGCAGCGGCCACGGCCTGCCGGGCAATGAGCTGCAACTCCCCCTGCCGGGAGGTGTGCCGGCGGAAGAGGATGAGGGCCATGCTGGCCAGAGACAGTACGATGCTTGTGATGCTCAAGATGAGTTCCATGCTGGCCCCTTACTGCTCGAAATAGCCGTTAACAGTGACGGTGCCTCGGAAAATCTCCGTGGCGGTTGCGGTGCCGACGGGCACTTGCACGATGATTTGCAGGAACCGCCCGGACTCCACCGTCAACGGAGAGCTAAAAGTCCGGATTAGGTCGGGGGCGCATTGCTCCGGTGCCGCGCCGACGGGCAAAGACTGTTTGCCGAGACTGAGGCGTCGCGGGGCGGTCGTCGGCGAGGCTCCCGTCGCGTCCGCCGTGGCCAGCGAGACGTTGGTGGAGTTGACCCCGAGGCTCCACTCAAACGCGGTTGGCGTCGTGGCCACCGCGAGAACAGTGTTGCAGGTGGAAATTGAGATGCCCGTCAGAACGAACCGGTACGACGTTGGCACCTGATAACCGAACAAGATGAGGTCGTTTACGGAACCCGCCACCGCCAGGAACTGCCACCGACCTCCGAGCGTCGAGTATCCAGCCGCAGTGTTATTGAGCACCACGCTCGCTGGCGCGGCGCTGTTGGCGTTGTTGGCCGCCTGCGCGCCAGTCGTGGGGGTGGTGACGGCCGACTGACCGGCGATGGCCGCCGTAACCTCGGGCGGTCGAGCCTCGTCGAGAACCTTTTTGGACAGCTCGAAAAGACCGACGATAAGTTGTGGCGCAAGGGCTGGTGAGGTCGCGCCGTTGTAGAGACGAATCAACCCGCCCGGCGATTCGTTGAACGCGCTCGGAGCGGCGGCATCGAGGGTGACCACTGCGCGCACGTCTGCGCCTGTGCTTGGGGTGATGTACCGACAAATCTGTCGGTCGCCCTTCGTTTTGATGCTGAAAATCGAGTAGACGTTCGCCGTCGGCGCAGTCATGGCCACCGACGTCTCGACGCCGCCACGACTGATGACGCACTCGAAGCCGCCGCTGCTCGTCCACCGGAAAAACGCGCCGTCAGTGGGGGCTGTGTTGGCGGTGGCGTTGCCCAACCCTATCTCCGCAACCGCGTTCGTCTGCGGCAGGTTGACCGGCCTTGCGCGAACCTGCACGACGAGCGCCGCGTCGACGTAGCCGCGGTATTTTTGCGTGGTGGCCAGCGTCGCGTAGGTGTTGGCTAGCACCGAGGCTCCTGCGTTGAGGTTGATTGCGCCCGCGCTGACAGGGGCGGTCATCGTGAGGAGGCTTTGCATCCATTTGTTGTTCGACGCTACCGCCGTGCCGACGAATCGGTCGGTGAACAGCGGCGTGTCCCGTCCAACGTCCATTCGCTCGTCAGTGAAGACGAGCGCGTCGCCAAACTCGTCGGTGATTTGCAGCCCGCCGTCGGCGACGACGCGAACGGTGCCGTTGACGGTTACGTCGGCGAAGGCCGAGCTTGCGAGGAGTGCGGCGAGGAGTGCGATGCGCATGGCTAGTTCCCGATGCAGACGAAGGGCATGGCGCCCCAGTGTGAGCCGTGGCGCGGCTCCGCGCGAACGACGAAAGAACCCGAGCCTTGAGAGAGCACTGTGGTGACGAGGCCCTCAACGCTGGCCTCCTCGCCCGTGGGCGTGCAGACGATGACGCTCGAAGGCGTGACCCAAGCCGCCGTGACGGTCGTGCGCGCGTCGAGCGAGCCACCGTCAAACGAAGCCGAGCCAGATGCCGTGTTGACAGAGCCACCGCCGCCGCCCGAGGCGTTGACGATGAGCTGCCCCGGCGTCGAGGTGTCCAGCGTGACGTTCGTCCCTGCCGTCAGCACGCGCTCGTTCGTCGAGCCGACCGACTGCCAGACGACGTACCCGCCATCGACAGGGGCGCCCCCACTGCCCCCGCCGCCCCCCGTCACGGTGTTGATGATGGTCGCCTTGCTGCCCGAGACGGAGCAGACGAGGCCGCCATCGCAGGCGAGGGACTTGATGGGGCCGGCGTTGAGGTTGAGGGGCTGCGCCAGCACAGCCATCACGAGCATCACCATGGACGACCTCCGCGAGAGAGAAGCAAGGACACCTTGGCAGTCGAGCCGGCTCCGGTTGCTGTGCCGACGAGGGCAAACCACATGGACAGGGACGAGTCGGCGTCGAACTGCTTGGCCGCACCGGCGGCAATGTCCACGAGGTCGTCGACGGGCCGGGGGGCGTAGTCGCCCGTGTCGGCCAGCCTTGTCTCGATGCGGACCGTGACCGTCTCGGAGCCCGTGTTTTCCACGAGGACGCCGATGCCTGCCCAGGCCTCGACGCGGGCTGCCCAGAGGATGGTGCTGATGGGGTTGACCGGCTGGTCCGGCAACTCGATGAGGGCCTCTTTCATTCGACTCGCTCCGCCTGAATCCAGAACTCCAGCGGACCCCGGTTCCCGAAGCCGGCCGAGAGCGGACATTCCCGGCTGTTGAAGCCGCCGGCCTGCGTGATGCGCGCCTTGCCGTCGAGTTCCCCGAGGACGATGGCGCAGTGGCCCGGCTCGCGCCGGCCGTCGCTCTGCCACGACACGACGACGAGGTGCCCGCGCTCCGCCGCGTTCCGGGCCGTGGCTTCGTCCGCGCTCCACCACCCGTACCGGGGTCCGTGCAGGCGGAACCACGGGGCCAGGCGGTTCGCGGACATCTCAATGCCTTGGCCCATCTTGGCCGGCACGCCCTCGCTCGTCATCCAGTGCTCCGGCGCCGGCACCCGCATGTTGCGGATCACGTCGGTGACGTAGATGTTGCACTTCGTCTTCGGCTGCGGGTCGTACCGGATCGCCCTGACGACATCGAGGTCATCGAGGACTGCGTCCAGCCTTTCTGCCCACGGCTTCTCACGGCCGGGGACGAGGATGGGCTCCCACGCTGCGACGTTCTTCCAGTTGCTCATGTCACGGCCCCACGTTGATGAAGTCGATCTGAAAGGCGGCGAACGTCACGTTGCCACCGGCTGAGTTGGTCACCTGAAACGTCACGGGCTGTCCGGCCGTGATGCGCAGGTTGGCGATGATCTGTTCCGTGTGCAGGCCCCCGACTCGCGCGGCCTTGGGGATGGACGCCGCCGACACTCCATTGACGAGAACGGTGTACGCAATTATGCGATCCGCAAAGGCCGTGCCGATGTCGAGGACGGAACTGAAGACGACGAGGTACGTACCGTCGTGCTTCGGCGTGATGGTGAACGGCGAAGTCGACGTGACGATGGATTCCGTATCTCGCGTCACAGTGAAGCCACCCAGCGTCGCCGTCGCACCGGCCTCAACGATGAGGCTGGACGAGCGGCCAGCGAGGACGATCGGCGAGCAGTTCAGGTCCGCCGGCTTACACGGGACATCGATGGCGTACCGGTCCGTCTGCGGTGCCCTGACGATGTGTCTCTTGCTCATGTGTTCACCCAGGCGTGAATGAGGGCCAGCATGAATCGGCAGGGCATCTGCGCCTCCTCGGGCAACTGCGGGCAGATGATGGCAGTCGCCAAGCCGAAGGCGCTACCGAGAAGTACGCGCCGCAGGTGACCGCTCCGGGGTCGCTGCTCTGCACTCATTGCACGACCCCAACTGAAGGAGGGTTGCCACGGCCCACGTCACCACGAAGCCGCCGACCGCCTCGACGACTTCGACCAGCCTCATCGGAGCACCTCGACGCCGTCGCCCGCGACGACGCCGCACTCCACAGGCACGCACTGTGTACCCGTCGCGAACTGCGCAGGCGTCGTGTTGCAGCCGCGCCAACGAGGAGCCCCACCCGGCTGCACGCCGAACGGCCCCGTCCCGCGACAATCCACCACCGCGTCGTCATTCCATCCGCCGTCGGGCAGCGTCCAGCAGTCAGGGATGACACACGGCGGGGTGATGCGCCCGCGCCGCGTCGCGACGTTGCACCAGGGGCGAGGCCCGCCGTCGGGGAACGGGTGCCGCGCGCCGCCGTCGGGGCGCCAGTTCAGCTCGCGGATGCCCGCGTCGCTGTCGTCGTTGCACTCCAGCCGGAAGCAGTCGTCGGTGCGGAACTGCAACGAGTCGTCCGTCTCGTCCTCCTCGTCACCCGCGTCCTCGACCGCGAACACGTCGAGGGACGGGTTGACCAGCTCGCGCCCGCCGTCGGGCAGGGTGTGCTCGATGACAACCCGCGCCACTCGGTGAATGCTGCCGACGGCGAACGTGCCGTAGCCGTTGTTGCGGAGGTAGTTCCGCGTCGCGAGGGTGATTTTCTCCGGGCACGCCAGCACGAACCTGTCGGTGCGCTCGGAGAAGAGGCCCGCGTCGCGGAGGTTGGTGATGGGCTGGCCGGGAGGGGTGCGAATGAAAACGGTGTAGCTGACGCCACCGACGATGAAGAGGCCGACGCTGGCGACGAGTGCTCGGAGTTTGGAGTTCATCACTCACACCTTGATGGCGAGGGGTCGAAACAGACGCGCGACAGGATGGAACTGGTCTGGCTCGATGCGAGCCCAGTCGCAGGAAACACCTTGAGTCGGGTGAACGACGGAGTGCCGAAGGTGCTCGCCCCGCTCGTCGCGCACGTACCGGACTGACAGACGCGAATGGCACTACCGGTGTGGCTCGTCGAGAACCTGTCGGTCGTTCCGAAGGAGAGCGCGAGGTTTGGATTGTAGGTGGCGAGCCCCGCAGACACGACGCCACCAGAGTCGGCCGCGATGTTCACGAACGAGCCGCCGACATAGGGCCACCAGTAGGTTGCTCCGATGGCTGCGCCTGCTGCGCCAGTCGTCAGAATCGGCGACAGCGCCCCGCCGCCAGCCACCCACACCGAGCCGGTGGCCACTTGCTGTGTCGACGCAACGCTAAGGCCGGAGGTCGGCGCGAATGCAGACGCCAGTACGAAGTCGGCCGCCTCCGCGTTCCGCGTCACCGCGCTCGCGACGGTGGGGATTGGCGAGGTGGCGTAGGCGGCCGAACTCTCTACCTGTCCCTGCCAGACGAACACATCGAGCGCCGAAAGCGCCGCGCCTGCCGCCACGCAGACGGCGTTGGTCGAGTCGTTGCCAAAACCGATTCCATAGGTCGCGCTGCCGGGCGTTGTCGTCGAGCAGCGCGACCACGAACCAGAAACGTAGGAGCACAGGACGCACGAGTTCGGCGTGGTGCCTGCCCACAGGTGCATCGTGCCGCTTGTGCCGTTGCCGCGCACGTAGATGCTGGCTGTGTGTTGAGAGGCGGCCGCACCCGTCTGGAGCCTGTACGAATACTGGGCGGCCGTCGTCAACGGAACCTGAAGACGCTCGGCCGTTACCGTTCCGTCAGGGGCTGTCGCGGCGTTCGCGGTGACGGTCGGAGCGGCGACACCCACTGCGCCGCTTGTCCAAGCCGCGTTGTCGATTTCCTGAGAGCGTAGAATCTCGTTCGTCCGCGCCCCCTCAACCCGCAGGCCCAGCACTCCACCGCTCGGCTCCACGCGGGGTTGGTTGGCGGCGCACGTCACGAGGTCGCCGTTCTGAATCCCCGTCGTCGCGAGGCCGGAACGCGAGCACGTCGCGTTGCCTGTACGGGTGAACGTCAGCGTCTCGCCCTTCGCGCCCGTCGGCGTCGTGCAAGCGCACGCGGAGCCCATGCCCGCGCCGTTGGACGGGGCGAACTCGAAGAAGGCGAAGTTGGCCGTGGGCCGGCCGTTCCGAAGTACACCACACCGGCCGCCCGTCCGGGAGCAGCCTGCGTTCTCGTCCCACAGAAGCTGCGGGGGCACCGGCCCCCCGAGCTGCCCGAGCAGGGCAAGTACGAGGGCAGTCATGTTACGGGTTCCTGACGAAGACGGAGCAAGAGATGGCCGACCCGCCGCCGCCGTCGGCGGCGATGTCACTGTGGGCCACGTTCAGCAGGGAATAGGCGTTCGTCTTGTCGATGATGTACGGGTCGCCGGTGGCGATGAGGGCGTCGCTGGCCGTGACGAGGTTGCCGGCGTCTGTGGCGTCCGCCCGGCTCAGCTTGTACCGGACGTTGGTCGTGCATTGAAGGGCGAGCCGGGACGAGCCAGGGCCGACGTTGAGGGTCTGCGTGCCCGTGCCGGAGAGAGTTCCACGAAGGAACTCCGCCCCAAGGGCAACGGATGCGAATGCGAGAGTTACGAGGATGAATCGCTTCATGGTCATCTCCTTGAAGGGTTCTTCTGCTCCTGTCGGTCGAGGAAATCCATGCGCGAGGCTTGGTTCGCGGGATTCCCGCCGACGCTGAATGCGCCGGCCGACATGAGCGGCATGAGGGACTGCGAGTATGGGACGGGGTTCTGCGGGCGGTTCGCGAGCTGGTACGAGCGCAGCGCGGCGTCGAGGACTGGCGGGGACATCCACTCGTACAGGGCCTTGGGGACGTTGGTCCACGACGGCTGTTCAGGCTTGACGCTCCGCTCGTACAACTGGAGGCCGGCGGAGCGGGCGAGGTTGTCGGCGGCGGGCTCGGCCAGGGTGCCCGTGAGGGTGCCGACGCTGGCATTGTACGCCATGCGAGCGAGGAGCTGCCCGCGAGAATCGCCCATCGCCTGCTCCTCCAGCGGACGGGCGAGGTAGTCCTTCGCGGCCCAGCGGAGGGGCTCAAAGAGCCGCTCCGTGTTGAGGTACATCACCTCGCCCTTGTCGCCGAACTCGAACATGCCGAGGGTCGCCGGGCGGTACGCGGTGAGGTTCGTGGGCAGGGCCTTGAAGGACTTGTCCACCTGCTCGTCGGTGAGCCCCTGCGCACGGCGGCGGGCCTGAAGCGCCGCCCCCATGCCGAGGAGGACCGTGCCCCACGCCAGCGTCGCGGCGCCGACGCCGGGCTCGGACGCCATGCGGTACGGCAGCATGGCCCACGTCCTCGCCTCCTCCATGCCGATGCGGGCGTAGGCGTTGCTGACCATGCCCACCCCGGCGGTGCTGACGAGGCCGGCCGCTTCACCCACGACTGCCGGGCGGTCCGGCATGGCGAAGCTTCGGTTGACTCGCCATGCGGCTTCCTTCTGTACGAGGTCGCCGATCTGCTGGGGCGACAGGCCGGACAAGTCGATGCGGGTGCCGAAGGCGGCTTGGCGGAGGCGGCTGCCGTTGATGAAGGCGTCAGCCTTGGCGAGGTCCGTGACGGCGCCGGTCTTGAAGTCCATGCCGGCGTCCTTCATCAGGGTCAGCCACGTCCCGTGCTTGGCGATGGAGTCAATGCCCGCGTACATCTCCTGGGTGAAGCGCGCGCCCTTCTTGAGGAAGCCCAGGAAGCCACCACCGAGGCCGTCGAAGGTGCGCGACTCCAGGCTGGCCTTGATCATCGCATCTGCCATCGGCTTGAGTTCGGCCCCGAACTGGTCCGAGCCGACGGTGCCGACCTCAATGCCCCGGCGAATCCAGTCCGCATCGGTGAGGGCGCCCGGCGCTCCCGCCTTGTATGGGGCGGCACGGTACGCCTGCCACTGCCGCCACGCCTGCGTGTACTGCCCGGACTTCAGCAGGGCGAGGGGCGACACGCCCGACTTGAGGGCGATGTTCGTCATGTTGGCGAAGACCTGCAAGCCCCACGTCGCCGGGTTTGCCATCGTCTCGCCGAGCTTCTTGACGTTGTACGCCTTGTAGATGCCGTGCTGGGACAGGCTTGCCACGAGGTTCTTGAAGCCGCGCAGGCTCTCGTCGAACTCCGTCGCCGACTTGTAGGCATCGGGGTGAACGAACCACTCCTCTTCTCGTGACATCAGGTTCCCAAACTGGTCCGTCTCCAGTGGGCCGACTCGCTTTGAGTACTTGCCGTACAGTTCCTCGCTCTCGGGCAACTGCTTCCAGCCCTCGTCCTGGAACGACGGCATCGTCTGCTCAAGCTGGGCACGGGTTTTCAGGAGCCCGCCTTCGCGGAGCGTCTCAAGGGCGCGGGCACGCATGAGCAGCGACTGCTGACGCGACGCCGACGCGGACATGAGGGTCAGCGGGTCCATGACGGGCCGGAGTGCCCGAAGCTGCCACGGGCGCAAGGACTCGCTCAGCTCCTCCTGCATGGCCCGGAGAAACTTCGCATCCTCGGGGGCGAGGTTGGCGCCGGCCTTCTTCAGGAACGCCTCAAACTGCTGCTCCGTGATGTCCTTGCGCAGATAGCGGTTCGCTGCGTCAACTACGGCCGGGCGCTGCCCCTTGGCCCACTCGTTGAACGTCTCGGCGTAGATGGGGAGCTGGCCGGCCCGCTTGCCCTTGAGAGCATCCTTGCCGGCGGCGGACTTCTTTGCCCCGCCGACGATGGTCTTGTTGATGGCGTCGGGGTCGCCGAGGAAACGGTCGACCGCCTCCGTCGCGCGGGCCAGCTTCTCGTCCGGGGACAGTGCCCGCCAGTCTTTGGGGCCGGACAGTTCCAGATCTTGGAGGGCGTCGTCGACGATGGACTTGTACTCGGCGGTCTTGGCCTTGACGAGCTTCGACAGCTCGCCGGGCCCGCCCATCTGCGCGAGGTACAACTGTGCGTAGTACGCCCGGTCGTCGATGAGTCCGTTCGTGAAGTTCTCCAGTCCCTTCGGCGCCGGGATGTCCGGCTCATCCAGCCAGCCCAGGCGGCGGAGTTCTGCCTGCGCCTCCTGCGAACCCTTCTGCCAGTCGGCCACGAAGTTGTCCATCTCGAAGGCGGCCTCGGGGTGCTTCTGGCGCCACCCCGACAAGTCCTGCGAGCCGGTACGGAGAGCCGCGTCGAGGTCAACGCGGGCCTCGTCGAGCTTCTTCTTCGCGATGGCGAAGCCCTGCTGCCCGCCGCCGTTCTTGTCGGCGATGGACTTGAGCCACTTCGCGTGGTCGTTCCACGTCGCGACGATGAGGTCGCCCTGCCGGTTCTTGACGACATCGGCCGCCTTGAAGCGGGCCGCCGAGTCAGCCGCGTACAGCGCCTGCCGCTGGGTCAGTACGCCACGCTTGCCCCGCATCGTCGGGCCGATGAAGGCGTCGAGCAGCCCGAAGCCGGCGCGCTTCACGGCCGCGATGACGCCGCCCGTCGGATTGCCGCCGGGCATGGGAGGAGCCGGCGTCGGCGGGGCGCCGGGGGGCAGGGCGTTGCCGTTGCCGCCGACCATGACGGGCGTCGGCGCTGCACTGGCCGTCGAGGGCGTGACGCCCGGTGGGGGCGGCTGCGGGGGCGGGCCGCCCATGGTGCCGTTGATGGCGACCTTCGGCCCGACTGGCGTCTCGACGACAGGCACCCCGGCAGCCTGGGCCTGCACCGCGACTGCGGCGTCTGCGGCATCGAGGGCCGCCCGGCGCTCCGCTTCGAGCAGGTCGTCGCGGCGTGCCAGAATGTCGTTGAACTCCGTCGTTGACGTGACCAGTCGGTACTGCTTGGGGCCGACAACGATGGGGGCTGTCAGGCTGTTCGGGATCTTCTCGGCCGGGTTGATGGGGACGACAAGGCGCTCGTCCGGGTTCGTCCGGGTGCCGTCTGGAAGGGCCTCGCGCAGAGTGCGGTCCCAGCCGAAGCGGGGGCCTTCCGGCGTGTCGACGACCACCAGATCGCGGCGGCGCAGGGACTCTATTTGGAGGTTGCGGAGCTTCACTGGCCGGAACTCGACAGGGCCAGTCTCGGACATGCGCCCAACGAGGAAGTCGCCTTCCGGCAGCGCGTCGAGGCGCAAAGTACCGTCTTCGTCGAACGCAGTGCGGTACGAGCCGCCCTCCTTCAGCAGCACGTCGCCTTCGTCGGCTGGGTTGAGGATCATCTCTCTGGCCTTGCCGGGCCGCACCACGGGCGCGCCGAGGGCTTCCAATTCTGCCGCCACTTCGGGCGACTCTGCCACCACAGGGGTCCGCGACCGACGCTGAACGGGCGTGGCGTTCGGATCGACTTTGGCCTCCGGTCCGACCTTCTTGCCTTCTGGCGTCACCTGCACGGGGCGCATGTCAATTCCGCCATGGGGGCCACGGCGGGCCTCCATGAAGGATGCCTTCGCGCCGGCCCTGATGTCACCGACGGGCGCCGCGTCAAGCAGGGCCTTCACTTCCGTCGAGGGGACGACGGCCACGGTGCCCTGCTTGGCGGCCCACTCCCCAAACGGCAGCCCGTCGATCTTCCACGTCCTGATGGCCTCGACTTCGCGGGCCACGCGAGACATCGCGGCCGCTCCGCCCCGGAACCCCAGCTCCAGGCCCTTCCCGAGGACGGCGCCGCCCACGGCTCCGCGCAGCGCGTTCGCTTCCCGGCGCGGGTCGGCCAGCTCTGCGAAGAAACCGGCGATGGCGCCGCGCGCCGCGATCCCCAGCTTCGCCGCAGACTTCGGGGCGTCGATGAGGTACAGGGGCAGGTAGGCGAAAGCCTCCCCGCCCGACTGAAGCGCGCCTGACAGTACGGGTCGGTCACCCATGCCCAGGTTCGGCGGCAGGTCGGCGACGGCCTTGGCGCGCCTCATCTGCTCCGGCGTCGTCAGGTATTCCGACGGGGGGCCCAAGGGCAGGGAGAGGATGCCCTCCGTCAGGGCGCGCTCTGCCGTCGCCACGTCAGGGCCGGCAACGGCGCCGACCGCACGCTCCACGGCGCCAGGGATGCCGGAGATGGGGCTCCCGCCCTCGCGCATGAACTTCTGGGCGGCCCGGAGCGGGGGCGCGATGTACTCTTGCTGGAGGCTGCCGACGATTCCCATCGCCGCCTCGGCCTGCTCGCCGAGCCCGACAGGTCCCTTGCCGTCAGGGCCCGTCCGGTAGTCCGCGCCGCCGGGCAGGCCGGTCGTCAGGGCGGCCAGGCGCTCCTCGTTGGTGACGAACCGGGGCGCGACCGACATCGGCCCCTGAGTCGGCGGCGTCGTCGGCGCGATGGCGTCCATTTGCTGCGGCGTCCACGTCGTCTCCTGCGGGGCGGGCATGTACTGCGAGTAGTCGACCGGACCGGCGGCCTGAGGCGCAGGCGCAGGGGCCGGCGTGGCGGGCTCGTCTACCCACCCTCCATCGTCGACCCATCCCTCGTCATCCACCCACCCGTCGTTGCCCGGCGTCGCCATCAGAACTCCTCAGTAGTACCGTCACTGTACACTCGACGGCGCTTGCCCGTCTGCGGATTGGTCTGTGTCTTGACGACAGTCTTGCCGGCCGACGGTTGGGCGGACCCTCCACCCGGACCGGCAGGGGGCGTCAGCGTCGCCTTCGGCGGCTTCTTCTCCGTCTTGGGCGGCGTGCCCAGGAACGGGCCCCCGAACGGGCCCGGCTGCGCGGGCTCGATGACTTCCTCGCTACCCCCCTCGATGGCGAGGCCGGCAGCCACCTCTTCGATGGCTTTCAGGGCCGCTTCGCTCTCGTCGAGCTGGCGGTCCATATCCGGGCTGCGGCCCCGGTTCTTGGCGTTGGTGATGAGGAACCGCTGACGCCCCTTGGCGATGGTTTCGAGCAGCTTCTGGGCCTCCTTCGCGCCGCCGCCCCCCTTGGCGTTGGCCCGGATACCTGCCGCGTCGCGCGTCGCGCCTGCGCGGACCTGGGCCGCTTGCAGTTGCAGGAACGCCTTCCAGATGTTCGTCTGGTTCTGGGTGTCGAACTGCTGGACTTTCTGCGCCAGCCGGCCGTTCGTCACGTTTGCCTTCGCCTCGGCCTTGAATTCTTCGAGTTCTTGGCGAGCGAGGGCGTTGATCGCCGCCCGGTCCGAGCTTCCGGCCGCCGTCTGGCTCGACGCCGCGACGCGGGACGCCGCTTCGAGGCGGGCAGCCTGCCCTCGGGCCGCCGTTTCCTGCTGGGCGCGCTGCTGCTGAGCCAGAAACTGCGCCAAGGCGAAGTTCCGGGGGGTGATCTGGCCCTGAATCCCGAGCGCGTTGGCCTGCCCGCCCCCAGATCCGGCCATGGGCGCCGGACTCATGGCCGGATTCGCCTGCTGGACACGGTTCTGTGGCCGGCCGGGCTGCGGAGGAGGGGACTCGGCGTATGGGATTGGGGTCTGGTCACGAGGGACAGTGCCCGGCGAGCGAGGCTGACCGCGTGAGGCATCCCCCGCCGCGAAGACGGCCTCCAGTCCCGGCGATGTCTGGCCGACGGTGAACTCTGACGGGGCCGGCGCTGGCTGCGGGGCCGCCTGCATCTGGGGCTGCGCCTGCGGGGGCGGGGCGCTGAGGCCGCCGAACTGGCTCGGGGGCGCGTTCTGGCCCAACGGCACGGCGTTCTGGACAACCTGCCCCTGCCTCTGGCCGGGCACGTTGATGGCTGGGGCCGCGCCGCGCTCCTTGCGGAGCATCTCGGCGACATCCTGCGGGCTCAGGCCTTGCCGCGCCATAGACAGGATGCGCTCGACAAGGGGATCTCCGCCTTGGGGCTGGGGCTGCCCCGCGCCCTGGTTCGCCTTCATGAGCTGGTCGAAGTCTCGTTGGGTCAGGTAGCCCTCGACGCCCTGCCCGACACCTTGGCCGAGCGTGCCGAAGCCGCCCGTCACGAGGTCTGTGATCCGCGTGGGCATTACGTGTACCCTCCGCCGCCGAAGCTGCCGTACGGACGCGGACTCCGAAGAGACGGCCTACGGACCGTCGATTGCCCGATGCCGGCGCCGAGGGAGCTTCCGCCCGCGATGAGGCCCGGAATCATAGGAGCCGCCGCGCCACCTGTCGCGATGGTGGCAACCCCACCGACGACACCGCCCAGAACGCCGCCGATCGTTCCGCCAACGCCGCCCGCCGCGTCTGCTTCCTGCCCGTACTTCTGCATGTCGATCTGGTTCTGCAGGGCGATGCGGTTCATCTCCAGGGTCTGCGCGCCCTGCCGAAGCTGCTCGATGCCCCGCTCCCGCTGGTCGAGCATCCCGAGGCCCTGCTGGGCCATCTGCTTCCGCCCCATGACGTAGGGCTGAGTCGCGTTCATCGCGCCCTGCTGAACTGCTAGTTCGCCGAGGCCGCCTCGGCCCACTCGCACGCCCGACTGCCCGACATTCATCGACGCCCTCGACGCCCCGAGGCGCTGGAGGCTGTCGAACATCGGATCGCCCGGACCCACGTCGCGGCTCATCTCCGTGGTGAAATCGGTGATCCACTTCGTCAGGGCGGCGCGCTCTTGGTCTTCCTGCGTCGGACCGGCAGCTTTCGCCTTCTCTTCCGCCTTTTGCTGGTCGTAATCCTTGATGCCCAGAACGTCGGACGCTGTCGAAATCCACTCATGGGCACCCACACGGTTGGGATCTTTGAGGCCGGCCTCGCCTGTACCCAGAGTTCCGATAACCCTGTCGGCCCCGTGCTTACGCACAGACGCAGAAAGTGGGTCATCTGGATTAGCTGCAACGAATGCGTTGAGCCGTTCCCATGCGTCTCTGCCGGGCATAGAGTTAATTTTAGCCCTGATGGCAGCCAGTTGGTCAGCGTAGATTTGGTAGGACATGGCTGATGCTCCTTACGGGTTGTCGTCGAGGACGGCGACAGAAGTGCGAACGGCCGTGTTCGTCATGGTGCTCATGCTCGTGGCCGAGGACGACACCTTGCACTGAATCTCAAAAAACGCGGTCTGCGCATCCGTCAGGCGACACACCGGAATCGCGCCGACGGCGATCCCTGGCTGTACGAAGACGGAATAGCTGTTGTTCGGGCGGGTCACGCTGAACGTGAACCTGTACAGCCCGGTCGTCGACAGGGCCTCGACGTTCGAGAATCCTTGGCTGAAGGTCATTGAGCAGGCACCGACGGTGTTGCATGTGTTCGCCATGAGCGCCGCCATCTTCGGGAGCAGGACCGGCGTCGCCAGCTTGCTGTGGGCGATTCCGGCGTTCGCGTTCACGTCCGCATTGACGAGGCGCGCACCGTGCCCGCCGACCATCAGGTTGTGGATGTGCTGGAAGTTGGCGTTGATGTCGTTGGCGGTGATGACCTCCCCCGCCTGCCACGTCTTGATGGGACCTGCAAGCGCCGCCAGGGCGATGCAGCACCCCGCCGCAATGATGAGTCGATTCTTCACATGGGCCTCCTGCCGAACGGGCGGACGCGAACGTTCAGCCCAGAGAGTTGAATGCGAGACGAGTTCAGCTTGTACGTGGAGATGCGACCGAACGTGAACGTGAACGGCTCCGTCGTGTCGCCCTGAATCGTGATGAAGCCGACCCCGATGCCAGTGCCCCAGTCCGGGGCGTTGTTGGGATCGAACCCGAGAAGCTGGAACAGTCGGGCGCACTTCTGCAAGTCATCGTTGGTGACTGCCGTGTTGGACGAAGACGCACCGGGACCGACACGCTGGAAGTAGATTTGGAAGGTGCTGGTCGCGCCAGTGGCGGCGAGGCCCTCAAGGCTTCCGAGTCCGATGAGCGGCGTGACAAATTGCCAGCCGGCCGCGAAGGCCGACTCCAACGCGGCCGCCACGGTCGTCAGCAAGGTGAGGTACGTGTACTCTCCGTGCGGGACCGACACGACGATGGCGTCCGCGCTGTCCTCGCCGACAACGATACGGTCGTTGCTGTCGTCAACGATGAAAACGTTGTCCTGTGCGATACGAAGCTGGATGGTCTTGGCGACGCTGCGCCGGCTGCCGGCCGCAGGCAGGAGCCGCGTCTTCCAGACCCGCTGCCCTCGAAGGAGGGGCGGCTTCGGGTTCGCGACGTTCTCGAAGCCGGCGATGCCAAGCTGGTCCGCCGGAGCCTGGATGACCCGCGTCCGCTCCGACACGTCGGTGAGGAACCGGTACGACAGGCGGTTCGTCTTGTCCGTCCAGTAGCCGAGTTCGGAGCCGTCGATGAGCTTGTCCACCATCGGGTCGCCGAGCGCGTACTCCTTCGTCAAGAGTTCTGCCCGGATGCCGTTGGCCTCGGGATACCAGCTTCTGGGGATGAACATGACGGCCGGCGTCAGTCCGGCAGTCTCTTTCGGCTCCCACGTCACACCGCCGTCGACTCTGGGCGAGATGTTCCCGTCGTTGAACAGGGGGCTGGGCCCCGAGTCGGTGATGCCTGCGTCCGTGACCTTCCACACGTAGGGACGGAACTCACCGGCCGCCTCGTCGTAGGGCACGATCTCGTCGCCGAGGAAGTACTCCGACGAGCCGGCACGGGGGACACGGTCCAACATCGGGGCTACGGTGTCGATGCTGTCGTCAGCGTCGAGCAGGGTCAGGAACAGGCCGGAGATGCTCCCGCCCCCGACAGACTCCGACGCCCACGACATGCCGTACAGGCTGCGGTCCCCGTTCGCGCCGATGTCGCGCAGGAGGCAGTGCGTCCCGTTGAAGCGCGAGTCGGACACAGACTGCTTGTACTCCTGCGGTCCGAACCAGCGGGCCTCGTCGGCGTTGCGCGGCGGCCCCTGCGACAGATCCAGAATCCAGTGGTGATCGCAGCCTGAGAACTCCGTCGGGCCGGTTCCGGGCCCGAAGATGGCCAGGCGGTAGTGGCCCTTCGAGGAGTCGTACTCCGCGTGCCACTTCCACTGGACAGCGGGAGGCGTCGCTTCCAGGGCTGGCCGGATGTTCGTGCCGACCCGGATGGGCAGGCTGCCGAAGGGCATGAACCACACGTCGTCAGGCCCGGTCCACAGCGTGCCATAAGGCGTCTGCACAACAGTCGCCCCTGACACGCAGCCGGCGGCGACGGGGAGCAGGTTCTGCTGGAGCGTGCCGATGATGCTCTCGGGCGTGAGTCCGTCGCCAGTCTCGCCGGGCTCGCCGAGCAGCATCCACATGTTGTCCCGTGTCCAGACGGCGACGACGGACTGATTCGGGCTGCCCGTGCTCTGCGTGTTGATTTCGCCGCAGTGTGTGATGGGCGTCTGGCTGATGCCGGCTACAGGAAGCGTACGCCCACTTGCAACAGCAGAGTTGCCAATCTGAAGAGGAAACCCACGGTCCGCAAACAGCACCGAGCGGCCACCGTCGCCAGCCTCGAACCCCCAGTACACGAAGCGATCTCGTACAACCGCTGCGCCAGTCGGCTTGAAATCTCCATTGCCCGTCCCGAAGTTGAGGGCCTCCAGCACGTAGCCGGCGGCGTTGACAGCGAAAGCGAGCCGAGCGCCGGGCGACTGGCCCGTGAAGGCGTAGGTATCACCGTCCCACTGCGCCAGTGACGCCGGAATGGGGGTGTCAGAGGTACCGAGGACGAGGCTGTTCGAGTTGTTCTCGTCGATTCCGACGAGAAGCGTCTGCCCGTTGACGTGCAGGATGATGGCGAAGTTGGGTCCGACGGGGCTGAACGCAGCCCGCACCGGGATGTACGGCGCCAGCAGGGGGTTCAGCAGGACGCTCCGGGCCCACTTCATGGCCGGGCGAGTCCCGACGACGCCAGGCTCGACGGGCATCAGGTTCTTCGCGTAGGCGAGCTGGTCGTCGCGAATCTGGGTCGGGTCGGCCCACAGGTTCACGCCGCCAAGCATGGGCACGGGCAGTCGACGAATCACCTGCGGCTCCGTGGGAACGTCTTGGGATCTTTGTAAATCACGTCATTTTGGCCGGCCGCGATGGTGTAGCGGTACCGGTCGGCGTTGAGCAGGCCGCTCAGAACCTGCTGGGCCGCCTGCGTCGTCGGCGCGTCCTTGCCGTCGGCGTACTCGTGCGTCTTGAAGGCGACGGCCTGAATCATCGTCTCGTCGTTCTCATACCACGGAACGTCGGCGTCGGCGGCCATGTTCGACGGCTGCACCTGGTAGTTGAGGTACAGCAAGTAACTGCGGTCCGGCGCCGGCTCGAAGCTGAGCCGAGCGACCCCGGCGGACGGCTTCAGAATGCGAACCGACGCCGGACTTCCTGTGATGCTGGTTGGCTGGATGCGGTCGATGGGGGCCGCGTTCTGGTCGCGGACGTTGATGCGGCCCCGGTTGTTCCGGTCCGCCGTGAACCACCACATCTCGTCACCGATTCGGAGGATGCGCTCCAGAATGCCCCCCGAACCGGCGCCCACGTCGATCTGCTGTGCGTTGAGGGTGACCTGAGACTCGCGGCGAAGGACCTGCCAGTCGGACGAAGCCGCAACCGCGTTCAGCCAGTTCTGGAGCCAAGTACGGGCCTCCACTGTCAAGTCGTCGCGCCCGGCGGTTGCCATGCCTTGCGCCACGATTTCACCGCGAGTCAGGACACCCATGGCTTACGTCCAGTGCAGCGGGTTGGGGTTGGTGTCGACGCTGGCCCCGCCATTGCCGACAGTGCCGGAGCCGCGCCGGTTCTGGCGCTCCCGCCCGGTGCGCATGATGCGCTCCGACCGCTCCCACTCTTGCACCATGAGCCGCACCGTGTCTGCCGTGCCCTTGGGGACAAGCACCGAGTGCGACTCGTGGTTGCTGAGCACCTTGACGCCGTTGATGACGATGCCCGTGAACCAGTCGCCCCACTCGGGGTACTTGGTCGGGTACGCCACGACAGCTTCGTGCTCGGCGCAGGTTTCCTTCCCGTCCTTCGTCGGGAAACCGCACACGTCGCATCGACGCGCCGACGGACCTGCACGCTTCTGAACAGGCGCGGGGGCCTGCCCGGCCCGGAGGCCGGCGATGAGGGACGGGAGCACCGCCTCCAGCGTCTTCTGCGCGACCGCAGCCGCGATGGCTGCCGTCTCGTCCTGCCGAGTCTGCACTTCCGGCTGGGGGGCCGGCTTAGCTTCAGTCTTCTTGGGGTCGCTCATGATGTCCTTACTGGTTGGAGAGAACGAGCACGTTGTACGAGCCCGACGCGGGGTCAGCCGCCGTGCCGGCAGGGCAGTAGCGGACGGTCACCTGGTTCGCCGCGTTGACGCGGCAGGTGAAGCTGGTGTTGGCCGTCGAACCGGCCGGAGGCGACACGAGGCAGATGTCGCCAGTGCGAGCGCCCGTGAGGGTCTGGGCCGCCGAGTCGACGCAGGTGATAGTCGCGGACGCGAAGTCGATGGTGTAGTCCGCGCGCAGCAGTCGCGTGACGCGCGACGTAGACGACGGGAACACCCGGTTCGGGCCGAGCGCGGGGCCGATGTGGATCGGCTGCGAGAACAGCACCGGACGGGCGTTGAAGATGTCGACGTTGAGGGCAAGCTGCGCGAACGCAAGCCCACCAACAAGAACGCCGGCAAGGACGAGAGCCTTCTTCATGGAATCTCCAGGTTCAGGCGGGGGAGGGTTGCCCCTCCCCCACCTAGGGAACTTAGGCGTCGGCCACTTCGAGACGGAGCAGACGGGTCTGGTCCTTGATGACGGCCTTGCCGAAGAACTTGTACCCGAGGGTCCGGCGCTGCGCCAGCGGGTCATCCTTCGTGGCTCCGGTGCCGCTCATCAGCATCCGGGTCTTGTAGAAGCCGCACCACGCCAGGGCCGACTGCGCCACGATGAAGATGGGGTGCACGAGGCTGACGGCGCTGTTGATGTTCTGCGGAGGGGCCGCAGTCGCCGCGCCCGCGATGGCATCGACGTTTCGAGTCGCGCCGGCAGGCACGTTCTCGTGAACGAGCCCAAGGTTCGAGTCGGCGTTGGTGCCGCCGCCCGAAGTCTTGTCGAAGTAGATGTTGTACACGAAGCCGGCCGTCGAGGGGAGGACGAACGCAAACCGACCGTTGGCGCCGCCCGTGGCCGTGCTGTGAGCGATCGAGATCTCTTCCTCGAAGCCACGGAGCAGGTTCTTCCGGGTCACCTTGTAGAAGTAGGTGCCGGTGGCCAGACCACCGACGAGCGAGGCCGTCACGGTCAGGCCGGTGACGCCGAAGCCGGAGCCCGAGGCGTTCGCCTCAGTCGTGTTGCCGAGGCGGGTGAAGCGGGGGATGAAGTTCGACTCGACGATGCGGTAGTTGATCCACTTCGCGACCTCGCCCGTGACGAGCTGGCTGGGGTCGGTGTGGGTCGCCGTGGTCACGAACGTGCCGTAGGACACGGACGGGTTCGAGATCTGGTTCACGACCTCGGGACCGCAGACCAGCATGTACCCAGAGCCGCGCGGGTACGACTTCGACGCTTCCTTCGCGTCGCCGGCAGGCCCGCCGAACGGAGGCGCGCCGTCGTTGGTCAGGAGCGCACGGGCACGCTTCAGGAGCGCGTCCGACACGACCATCGTGGCATCGACGCCACTGCGGGCGGTAGGGGTGCCGTCACCGAAGATGACGTTGGTGCCGGCCAGCATGACCACGGTGATCTCGCGGTCCATGACGCGGGCCGCGTTGTCAGCCAGAAGGCGGGTCGCCTCCTGGATGACGGGGTGCTTCGTGGTCAGCTCAGCCACGTCAGTCACTTCGATCCAGTCGCCCCACTGGTCCAGCGTGACCGTGACTTCCTGGAGACTGAAGGTGCTGTCCGCCGGGGTGGTGCCCTCGGCGAGGGTCGCCACCGGCACATTCATGCGCTGGTAGCGCACCATGAAGGCAGTGCGTCCGGCACCTTCCTTCATCGACAGCTTGTCGCACATCGACGCCATCACGAGGTTGAGGTAGCTGCGGTCGAGCAGCTTCGCGACAAGGTACTTCTCCTGATCAAGGCTCAGGGCGGCCGCATTCATCGTCATTGCTTACATCCTTCAGAGAGACGGGTCGTCAAACCCGTGCGCCTCGAACCATGCGATCTGCTGGCTCGGAGGCAGTGAGTCGAAGTTGGCGGGGCGCTGTGGGCCCTGCCGGGTCTGGGGCGCGGGAGCTGCGCCAGTCATGATGGGGGTGGACGGAGGGACGTAGCCGGCGACGTTGCGGACCTTCTTCGCCTGCTCCAAGGCATGCTCCCCGAAGGCAACCTTCAGGGCGATGTCAGGGGCCGTGCCGTACTGCTTCGCGATGGAGGCAGCCTTGGCCCGGACTTCCTGGGGCACCACGTCGCCGTACTGTCCGGCGACGGCCTGCACCTGCGCGGCATTCATCTCACGCGCGAAGTAGTCTTGCTGCTGTGCAAGGGCCACCTCGAACTTCTTCGAGATGCTGCCTACGGCCGCCTTCACTGCCTTCGCCACCACCGGGTCAAGCTGCTCGCCGTACTCTGCGAGTGGGTCGACTTCGGGGGCAACTGGGGCAGCCTGGGCTGCCGGCGTCTGCTGGCGGGTTGCCAGCTCCAACAGCTTGCTCGTCAACTCCTGGACCTGAGAATCCTTCTCGTGGATTCGGGCCGTGAGCTGGTCGATTCGCTTCTGGATTCCTTCGTTCACCTGCGGCTCAGACGCTGACTGCGCGGGCTGTGCCGATGCTTCAGACTGAGCGGGGGTCTGATTCTCTTCCATGTTTCGCTCCTACGCCCGTTGAGGCCGGCGACGCCTTGGGGTTCACTTCTGGGACTTCAAGATTTCCACGGTAGCCTCCACCGTGGGGACAAGGTTCTTCGTTGCTGCGAGGGCCCCGACTGCTCGGGCCATCTGGTGTGCATCTGGTGCGGCGATGACGGCCTGCTCCGCGCTTGGGACGTACCGCTCGGAGAAGTACAGCTTCAGGACTCGCCAGCCGTCGGAGTCGATCATGTCTTTCAGGGCCCGGTACTGCTCGGCATTGCTGAGACGAGACAGGCTGTCACTCAAGTCCGAACCCTCCTGCCGCCCCGGCTTCGGCGGCCATCATGTCTGCCTCGCCCCGAATCGCCGCGAAGTCCTCGCCCTCGCCGGGCGCCATCTCTCCCGAACCGCCGGGGGCCTGCTCGACTGCTGACCGGGGGTCGCCACCGAGGGGACCGACGCCGGGAGGTGCCGCGCCCGGCGGCAGGCCGGGGGCGCCGGGCATGCCCATGGGCATGGGGGCCGGGATGAGAATCTTGGCGAAGTCGCGCCCGCCGATGCCCGTCTCGTACAGGAGTCGCAGGAGAGGCTCGGGGTTGACCATCTTGCCCTGCTGCATCAGGAGTTGCATGAGGGGCGGGCTGGAGATGAGCTGGAGGAACTGGAGCGCCTGCTGCGCCCGGACCTGCTGGTTCATCGCCTGGCTGCTCGCCAGCCACTTGAACTTGTACCGGCCGACGAAGGCGTCCCGCGTGAACCGGATTGGCTCGCCGCCGGTGATGGCCAGCCACCGCTCGTTCTTCTCGTACTGCTGGCCGAGCATGTAGACCATCTGCATCGTGGGCACGAGGACCGACAGTTCCAAGTCCTCGACCACGTCCTGCATGTCGGTCTTGACGTTGTTCTGGAGAATCTGGCTGCCCGTCGCCGTCCTGCCCGCCCCCTTCGACCCGGTGCCCTGCACGATGGGCGGGGTGCCGAGGAGGTCGTTCATCATCGACATCAGGCTGGAGAGTTGCTGGTTCCCGTACTGCATCTGCTCGACGGGGGGCCGGTCCCACTTGACGCCGTTGGGGTCCAGGCTGTTGATGACGCCGCCGGGCTTGATGGAGATCTGGCTGCTGTTTCCGACGAGGGTGTTCGGGTTGATGATGGCCATCGGATTCAGGCCGTACGTCACGTTGTCCTGCGTCTGGTTCATCGTGTCGTTGATGAGTCCCTGAAGCTCAAGGCCCATCCGACCCAAGCCGGTCCCGTAGATCTGGCCGGGACGTGCCCACGGCGAAGAGATGACGTAGGGCGGCTTCTGGTGCCAGAAGGGGTTCCGGCACGCCTCGACGGGCACGTCATTGACGAGCACCACCTTGACCGGGACTGGCGCCCCCTTGACCTCGCCGGGCCCGTACAGGCTCGCCGGCACGGGCATGCGGAGCCAGCACTCCTTCACGTAGCCCCACGTCCCAAGCTCGCCCCGGCTCCGCGCCTCCGTCGCGATGTCCGCCCCGCCGAGGACCAGGTCCGCCTGCTGCTGCAAGTCCTGGCTGTACTCGTTGGCGATGTCGGGGAACCCGGCCTCGTCCTCGTTGAGCCACTCGCCCGACTTGAAGCGCAGGTCGGCGTCCTGCTTCGACACCTGCATGATCTCGTACAGCAGCGACGCCTGCTCTGGCGTGTCGATGGTCGTGGGCCAGATGTAGAACCCGAAGATGTCACGGGGCAGGAACCGGGCACCCTCCGTGTCCGCCGCCGACAGGTCCCCGAACAGGCCAAGGCCCGGCACCTTGCGGAGCCGAGTCGCCTTGTCGGGGGCGGGCGGCTTGTGCCAGAACACCTTGCTGACGGCGAACCCGAAGTCGTTGAGGGTGCGGATGTGCTTCTTCATGCCGAGACGAATCTTCATCTCGACTTCCATCTGGTACTGCATCCACGACTTGACCAGGTCCGCGTCGCCCTCGTCCCCCTCGCGCATCACGTCCACCACGGAGTCCGTGGGGAACAGGGCCCGGTTGATGTGGGACGTACGGACATCCGACGCCTTCGCGTAGGCGGGCAGGTACGAGTTCGACTCGCCCTTGTAGCCTTGGTCCTCGCCGTGCCGCAGGTACAGCATGTCCCGGATGCGCTCCCACTCGTCCCGGACCGCCGTCCCGTCTGACTCCCCCTGCTGAAGCATGGGCAGGAGGTTGTCGTCAATCCAGGCCCGCACTGCCTTGTCGGCGACGAAGTTCAGTTTGGAGGGGATGAAGAAGGCGTCCACCTCGTCGGCGGGGCCTGTGGAGACGAGGGGCGTCTCAGGGGCGTTCTGTGCGATCAAGGCGCGTACTCCATCGCTTGGACGTGACGCCACGTCTTGTCGGCGGCGATGTCGCCTACAGTCGGCCAAGTGACACTGTAGAGCTTGGCCAGCTTCGCCTTACTTACGCCAGCATCAAGACACCATTTGATGATCGCCACGTCAACTTCAGTGAGCTTCGACATACCTGACGCCGAACCGCGCGGGGCACGACATCGGCCTTTCTGGACCATGTCGGCCGAGTTGTCCGCAGGCGTGCCAAGGAACAGATGCTCAGGGTTCACGCACCGTCGGTTGTCGCACTTGTGACAGACGTGCATGCCGGCATCTACGGGGCCATTGACTGCCTCCCACGCCCCTCGATGCGCATTCTTCAACTTCCTAGGCCTAGAGTCGGTGAACTGCCCGTAACCGTTTTTCCCGACGTACATCTTCCACTCCCAACAGCCTGAGGCAGTCTCAGTCGCCCTACTTTTGAAGAACTCGATGTCTCGGCTCACTCGTCCTCCTCCTGTGACGACTCTCGTCTGTAGCGGATCGAAGTCAGTACCCGGTTCGTGATGGCAGTTGCGGACACTCCGAAGAGGTACCAAATTCCGTATCGGAGAGCATCCACCAAGTGGTCGTACTCACCACCGTCCGGTCCGCCCTTGACCGGTTTTTCTCCCTGCGGATCGAGGTGATACCCGCCCGCGAGGGCATCACACAGGACCCGGCACCGGTCGTCGATGAGGATGGCTGGGTCGCCGCCGGCCGTCAGCTCGAACCGCTTGCGGAGCACGTCGAGGCTCAGGTCCAACGGGGTCCGCACGGAGCGGAGCTGGATGCCGGCGTCGTGCAGGATCTTCAGCATCGAGCCCGTGTCCTTCTGCTGCTTCACGGCCGGGTCGCCCACGTCGAGGAACTCTTGCGCGTCTGGGAACCACTCTGCCGTCAGGGCCAGGACTTGCTGAGCAAACTGGGCCCCCTCGACGTGCCGGCCCATGTGCTCACGTAGGACTTGCAGGTGCCCGTCCTTGCGCTTCTGGCAGAAGACGACGCCGGGCCTGCGGTAGCCGAAGTCCCAGAACCGGAACAGGGTCGCGCCGCCTCGGTGCTCCAGCCCCTTCCGGGTGTGGAGCTTCCGGGAGAACTGGCGGATGACGGGCTGGCCGGGGAAGGTGTTGCCCCACTCACCCTCGACGAGACGCTTCCGAAGATCCTCGGGCAGCGTGGCCCCGAGTTCGTCGTAGTACCCCTTGGGGAGGTTCGCCTCGTTCTCCTTGGGCTGGGGCCGGAAGAGCGTCATGCTCGGCTTCTTCACGGACTCGCCTGTGGCATCGACGCCTGTACATTCCGTGTACAGCCAGTGCGTCACAGGGGGCGGGTTGAAGGCGAGCCCGATGAAGTGGTTGCACTCGTCGAAGGTTTCCATGCCCGGGGGCCGGAACCGGAGGCGCATCTTCATCTGCTCGAAGTAGTGCTGCTCCACTTCGTCCGCCTCGTCGATGAAGCCGCCCGTGTACTCGTAGGAGCCCACGTTGTCCGACAACCCCATGAAGGTGATTTCGGACAGGGCCCCGCGATGCCCGTCTGTCCCGATGGCAATGGGCCGGATGTACCACTTCATGGGCGGCGCCTTCGTCCGCTCCACCAACGTCCCGTCCGGCAGCCGGTTCAGGATGTTCGTCATGGTCCGGGCCGTCGTGTCCATCAGATCGTTGTAGTCTCGGCGAGCCACGAACCACTTGGAGCCAGGCAGGAGCAGGGCCCGGAGCATGATGTCGGCGCAGCCTGTAGTTGACTTGGCGCAGCCGGCGGGCCCCATGTATGCCTTGAGACGACTCCGGCTCGTCATGTACGCGAGCTGCGTCGGGAGCAGCTTCCGCTTCCACTTGACGGGGTTGTCGTCGATGAGGAGGGCCATGAGGTCCTCGATGCCGTCGAGGACCTGGGCCGCAGCGTTGACGCTTGGCTTGGCCTTCTCGACGCCGCTCCGCCTCATTCGCCACCTTCATCTTCACTTGCCACGTCGCTTCGGGACAGCCAGGGCAACTTCGCCGTCAGGCTCTTGCTGCCGTCGCCGAGGTTCAGGACGATCGTCGCGTGGTTGCCTGCCGCTGCCTCACGCTTCCGGAGGCCGTGCATGTCGAGCACTCTGTCTCGGGCTTCGGCGCGCTGCTTGTCCGTGCCGTACTTCAAGTCGAAGGCCAGGTCCGCGATCACTGTCGGGAGCAGCTCGACAGCCTTGCGGTCTGTCCACGCCTTGATGGCGGCTTCGTCTTTGCCTGAAATGCCTTGGCCGCCCACGAGCCCCAACTTGAACTGGTGGGTGTCGTGCGCGGCTTGGAGGTGTTCCGGGACGACTTCGCCTGCCGGAGTCAGGGGGGCGGGGACAGGGGGAGCAGCGAGGGTGGCCTTCCGCTTGCGGCTCGGCGGCTTCACCGCCTCTGCCAGCCTACGCGCCGAGGGAGGAGTCGGCGCCGGCTGCGGTGTCTGGTCACCCTCGCTGCTCATTGGACCCCCATCCCACCACGGGTTCTTACGAGCGAAGTGAGGCGACGTGCTGCACGGACAGGCCGGTCTTGGCGGCGATCATCCCATCGTCGAAGTCGGTCGCCTCGATGAGAGTCAGGGCCTTCGACGTGGCGTCTCTCGCCGGTTCCGAACCCCGCTTGCGGTTCAGTGCTTCTGGGCCGGCAGTCTCCAGAAGGACGGAGATGAGGTGCTTCCCCGGCTTGTCGGCAAGCTCCGCAGCCTCCGCTGCGGCTTTGTCCGTCAAGCGGAAGTCGTCCGCCAGCCTCTTCAGATCCCACATCTGAAGGAAGTGAAGTTCCAAGAACTTCATCATCTCCCCAGGATTCAGATCGGCTGCCTTGGTGCTGTAGGAGTTGCTCGCCATCATCGCCCGCCATCGCGGGCTGCGGTACTTCGAGATGTCGCTGTCAGGCTTCCTTCGGTAGTATGCCATGTGTCCCTCGCTGTTTGCTTGGACTTCATTGTCGCGCCGTTCCGGCCCTAGAACCACCATTTCACTTATGTCGGGAGGGGGCGCGCTCCGCGCCCCCCGCCTGCTCAGCTTGGTATGGTTCTAGGGTGACAGACGAGCGCAAAATTGTCAAATCGAGGAGGTAGATCGAATAAAATCAAGATGATAAAAAAAGATGCTCAGGAAAGTCATGTACAGCTAGAGCGGAATTTCTGGCCCCGGACGCCCGGCGCGCGAGGCGCGGCGCGAAGCGACGCGCGTCTGCCCGCCTCCGGCGAATGTAGATCCCAACTCCTAAGACAATGGGCGGAACGTGACTTCGCGGACTTGCGCAAACGGGCGGACTTGCGCGGCGAGGCAAGGCGTCTTCTCCGGGAAAGCTTTCACGGAGGTGAACCCTAAGTGTACTTTTTCTCCGCAAAACGCTAGGCGGGAAAGGCGAGGATTCGTATCAGGCGGGGCCGGGGGGCCAAGGGACGCCAGGGGGGCTTGGGGTCGTCTGGCAGCGAGACGGCGAAGCCGGCGAGCGGGGGCCGCCCCCTGTGGGCCACAGACCCCACGGCGAACCAGGCGGGCTAGGCTGGGGAGGGGCGCAACCTGTGGAGGCGTGGAACGGACCCCACACTTTGGGGCGGGGGCGGGAGGGGGTGGGGAAGATGTGGGTACTACACCTA